ATGTTCCGGGCCTGCGTATTCACGCAGTCCAGAGCATCTGGGCTAGGAAATAACAAGATGGCGGCCGAAGCAATAGACAAGTTTATTGCTGAGGTCACCGTCGAAAAGGAGTTTAAACCTGATAAGGATCTAATCGAGTCAATCGATTTCATCCTTGATCAGGTTGTAACACAAGCAGCTGGGAATCCCCAGTTCAGGATCTCGTTGTCAACGAGCGCCTGTACTGAGAATTCCAAAAGGGAAGAAGGGAAGTTCGGGTACTTGCGTAAAGTACCCGACCTTCCCTACATACCACCATTTAGTGTTCGCAATCCTGGAGGCCAGTTGGGAAACTGGGCTTTCAGGAAAGCGATCGAAAAGGTAAACTCTTCTAGCGACGACATTTATAAAACAAATGTCGCCGCTATTAGAGAAAATGCAAAGGTTAGGGTTGTTCAGAGTGGGTCTTTTTATAAAGACGCACTCCTTCAACCCTTCTCACATATGACAATCCAAGCTGCAAAGAGCATGCGCTCTTTGAAGAATGGATTATCTTCTGGTAGACTAGGATGGAACTTCATCAGCCGGATCGATCACCTCGATCCGGTTGATGGTCACGTCCTATTCGAAAAACATAAAAGGATAGTAAGTCTGGACTGGCGCTCAGCCACAGACATACCATCCTTTAAATCTGCGCACATGGTGATGGGTAGACTCCTCGAAAAGATGAGACTACCCGCCTCCATATTAGATCCCATTAAGTGTATATGGCCTGGTCCAAAGGACATATACATTAATGGAAAATTTCACTCGGTCCAGGTCAATGGGGTCCCCATGGGGGATCCATTGACCAAGTCCAATTTATCTTTAGCTCACCCTATCTGTGAGGCATACGCCTCAAAGAAAGAGCCGAGCGTAAAAGTTGTGCACGACGGCAACGGGGATGATACTGCTATCATCCTCGGTGCCGACGAACCTTCTAAAATGATTAGGTGGGTCCAATACTTCAACAACGCGGCAGCGATGTTGGGGTATGAACTCTCCGAAGATGACTTTTTCATAACAAGTTCCTGGGGAACTTATTGTGAAGAAGTCTTCCATATTCCGCTTGACCGCTTTAACACCGTAAGAACGGCGTCAAAGCTCAAGGACAACAGACTGTTGCCATACCTAGATCATCCCAAGATGAGACTGGTATTGGACACAAAGAAAGACAGGAGAGATTACTCGTCCGTCAAAGACGGTAAGTATACTCTCCTCGGTAAAGACACAGAATACTCGGAACAAGGTGTCGAAGGACACTTGTTCCAAGTAGCTTCTGTTATGCAAGATATATGTCTTGGACTGAGATACGAGCGTAGGCCCGTATATCTTCCGAGACAGATCTTTAGTGTTGGCAAGATGCCAGCTTTCTGGAACACAGAAAGCTGGGCAAATGCCATATGGAGTCAAATTCCCAAGGTCACGAACGTTACCGTTCAAGCCCTTAGGGAATTACTAGGAGAAGTTCCAAAGAACTTGACTAACCTTAGGTCAGTCAAGACTATGGAAAGACATTTTGATAGTGAGGCCGTCACTGAGGTATTTTCAATACCCAAGGACGACCCCATCAGAAACTATATAATCGTCCCGAGGGACCTTGCTAGCAAGGTTCCTCCGGGCGTATTAGATAGACTAGTTGCAAGTAAGCACTTGACCACTTCCTCGGAAGTGGAAGCGCTATACTTGTACATGAAAAGAGTGGAAACCCTCCAGCAGACTGTCGAGCAGACAGATCTGATGGAGATGGTTTTCTCAAGATGTACTGAAATGCCTTCATACACTTTTGACGAGGTCAAAAGAGTATGCACGGATTTCAAAGAAGAGTTCTACAAAAAACGATGGGCTGTGAAGCCCCTCGTTGATGTAGACTACTATTTTACAGAGGATATTGACGAGTTTAGAAACTCTGACCCCCGGAATGTTGACATTCCGGAGTTCCAATACCTCAAAAGATTTGGGAAGAGAATTCCTCCCAGCACGCCAAAGACGCGTGCTGAGGAGGAACTCTACAGATGGTTTTGTGAGTGGAGACAGAGTATTCTTGATGGAGAATACTATGAACTCCCCCCACTACAATTACTAGAAGACGACCCGTACATCATCCAACAGATTGGACGTGATGAACGGGAGGTCGCCGTTAT